ATCTGACCACAGACCAAAGACCACTGACTACTGACAGGGAGCAGGAAACCAGCGCGCAGTCCCGAGCAGTCGGGCCTTGCCCCACCACGGCGGTTGTGCACGGGCGCGGCAGCTCGGGGGCAAGCGGGGAGCAGCTCGCGCGGCAAAAGAACAAGTTTTCGAGGCAGGCGGCGATCGCCGCGAGGCTTCGAGTGTTGGCAGGGCAGGAAGAGTAAACAAACCACAAGAACAACGAGAGGAAACTACATGAGTATAGCGAATGGACCACAGGGCGCGCTTAAGCTTGACGATTTGACGCTCGAAAAGCAGGCGGCGGGTTATCCGGAAGAGATGAGAGAGCCATTCAATTGGCTCGGATGGTACGTCCGAGAGAAGTGTCACCGCGACCTGGACGTGCTGACTTCGAAATTAAAAGCGTTCGGCATCGCGCATGACAAGACGACATGGAGCAAGATTCTGCGCGGCCGCTGGAACAAGGACAGCAACGACAAGATTTTGGCGGTCCCGATTTTGGCCCTGCCGAAATTTTTGAAGGTCGTTGAGATGCTGCGCGAGGACCAGGAGCTGGAGGAGCGAGCAGGCAAGGTGCCGTTCGTTGCGACGAGCACAACGAAACTGATCTTCGATTTCCTGGACACCCTGCGGGCTCCAGAGCGAATCAACAAGTTCGGTGTGGTGGTGGGTTATACCGGGAGTCAGAAGACTGCTTCGTTCAAGGAGTATCAGCTGCGCCACAATCACGGCCTCTGCACATGGCAGGAAAGCCCAGAGAACGGTTCGGTGAAGGAATTCGTTCTTACGTTGGGCGCGAAGTACGGAGGCGGATTCAGCGATTCGTATGAATGCGCGCGTCAACGGATTTTCCGGACGGTGAAAAACAAGCAGACGATCATCGTGGACAACGCGCAGTCGCTTTATAAGCCGAAGATGGGAAACGACCAGCAGGTTTTCAACTTATTGCGCCGGCTGAATGATGAGCGGGGTTGCGCAGTGGTGCTTTCAATCACGCCGGAGTTTCACAAGAAGTTAGTGAACGAAATGTTGCAGGGATATTTCGAACAGTTCGAAGGGCGTGCCGGAGGTCGGCGAAATTTCCTGGAGCTGCCCGAATTTCCACCCGAGGAGGATGTCCTGGCGATCGCAGAGGCGTTCAAGCTGAAGGAGGCAGAAAAGCACCTGGCTTATCTGAGTAAGATCGCCAGGGAGCCGGGCCGGGTGCGGCGTTTGTTCGGTGACCTCCAGGACGCAAAGGTCGTGGCGGAGAGCGAAGAGAAGCCGCTGACCATATCACACGTGAGGGTGATTCGAGGGGAGGAGGACTAAGGCAAGACCACTGACCACGGACCACTGACCACGGACTACTCGGAACAGACAAAAATCAAAGGGAATGAATATGAGCGACATCAATATGGACAAAGAATATCGGAAGGAGTTGCGGGAGTTGAAGAACCTGAAGGGGAGGCTTAAGCGGGAGAATACTGCATTTTTCAACCGTGCTTCGCGGGAGTACGCACAGGCGTGTAAGGAACGAGTGCGGGTGGGGCAGATGTTTGAGCGGGACATGGATAAATTGAATCGCCGGATGGCGATTTTGGAAGGGAGGTTGTCGTGAGGAGTGTGACTGATTTGGTCGATCGCGGGATAAGGGTTCGGCGCGAGTTGAAGCGACTAAAGGCCGAGCTGGACGACATCGAGGCGACGTTGAAAGCGGTCGGGTTGTCCAGGGAGCACGAATGTTTGGTCGACGCCGACCGGGAAGGCCGGCGCTGGATGGCAAGCGGTTCGGAGGTTGTGGTCCCGGTGATTTTCACTGCGGACAAGATCATGGGGTCGTTTGCGATTAATAGCGCGAAGCACCAGCAGATCAAACTGCATGCCGGCGATGCGTTCCCCGAGTTTTGGAAGCCGATTCATACTTATGAGAATCGGTTCGATGATGGGAAGAAATTCCGGAAACGAGCTGACGAGGTGCTTGGACCGAAGGCCCCGTCATATGTCACTGCGTGCCTGGCGCGCGACAAGGCTGGACTGCCAAAGAGCGATGTCAGAGTGGAGTGGGACCGAGCAGAGGAGACTACGGACCACTGACCACGCGACCATGAGCGACAAACAGCAACCGATTATTCCGTATCACGGCATTCGCCCAGAGGAGGAGCGCGAGCGCCAAAGTGCCCTGGAAATCTTTTATGGGTTAATCGGCGCGGTGCTCTGTTTCGTGGTGGTGTTCGGCGTGATCTTTGTGCTTGGAAGCATCGTGCTGTGGATTGCGAGGAGGTGACTTAACCATGACCGAGAAACAACAAAAGCGGTTTTATTTTCCGAAGTGGAACGAGGTTTGCCGGGCGAATTGCTGGAAAACAGAAAGCGGAAAGCTGAAAGCTGAAATAGATCCAGAAAATGGATCTGACTGGGTTAAGAAGGTTTGGAGGTTCGCCAGGCAGTTAGCCGCGACGAGTTGCCGCGGTGTCACGCTGGATGATTTGCGGCATGGGGCACATATCGTGGCGCTGGGGCATGACAAGTCGAGCGAAACGATGACGAATGCTGAGCTCGACAAGGTGATGGTCGTGTTCCGACTGCTGATTGACGAGACGGACCTGGACGCGTCGATGGAGTTTTCAAATCCGGAGGCTGGGGAACGTCGCCGGCAGAAGTATTTCATTGAGCACGCCGCGCCGGAGGCTTACATCGACGCCGTTTGCAAGGGGAAGTTCGCCAAAGTTTATCAATCGCCTTTCTGGGAGGATCTGCCGCTTTGGGCATTGAGGGATCTTTCGAGGACGTTGGCAAACCGGAGGGCGAGTTGGCATGCGCCAACAAAAGCTGAAAGTAGAAATCAGAAAGCAGATCGGCGCGCAGCGGAGTGCGCACCACAACTCGGAAAAGTTGAAAGTTGAAAGCAGAAAGTTGAAATCGAAAAATGCAATTTGTTAAAGCGATGCCTTTCGATTCCCGATAAATCGGGACTTCGCCTGGCTCAGGATTACTAAGATGCAATTCGTAAAACCAATGCCTTTCCAGGAGGCAGTCGACTACGTCGGGGACCGAACACCGATCGGGTCGCAGCTCACGTCCGCGGAGTGGCAGGATGTGCCGGTTGAGCTGCGTGTGAGAGCGCAGTTTTCGAGTGAGGTTGAGAGCGTGCGGTTTCTGCAGCGAGTGAGTGATAGGCTGAATGATTTTCTTGAGAATAATGTGGAGGGTTTTGGCTCGCCCTCACCCATACCCTCTCCCCCCGGAGAGGGTGCGAGTCGCGGCATTCCTGAAGACATGGTGCTGAAGGTGGGGAGCCGGGCGCAGTTCGTCGAGGATATGAGGGCTTTTGCCCTGGCTGAAGGAATGGGGCCGCTAAGCCCCGAGACTGCAGGTGGGCTGCAGGACATCACATCGGAGCAACGATTGAGCCTGATTTTCAACGTGCAAACGACGCAGGCGAATTCGTTTGGCTGGTACAAGCAAGGGCTGGATGCTGATGTTTTGGATGAGTGGCCGGGCATGCGGTTCATCCGAGTCCAGGCGGTGAAGGAGCCCAGGCAATCGCACGAGCAATATGAGAACCAGGTCTATTTGAAGGGCGATCCCATTTGGGAACAGATCAACGCGGATTTTGGAGTACCGTGGGCGCCATTCGGCTGGGGCTGTGGGCATGACACGGAAGACGTCGATCGGGATGAGTGCGACCGTGCCGGTCTGGCCATGACTGAGGCTGAGAAGGCGCGTCTGACGGACAATCAGCCGAGTTTTAACCAGGGATTGCAAGCGAGCACGAATGGTTTGGACCCGGACCTAATCGACAAACTGAAGGCTGAGTTTGGTGACCAGTTTATTGTCGACGACACGGCCGGAACGATGACCTGGGATGAGGCGGCCGTGCAAAAGCGCCTGGCGCAAACCGAGCCGCCAGCGCGAACCAGTCCGGTCAGCGAAGCGATCGACGTGAAGCTTAAAGGTCAGGCCGGCGAGCTGGTGAATGCGGGCCTGGCTGCAATTGACCGAGTGCACGATGATGGAGTTCTGCCAACGATTGAGTTAAAGGACACGCCTCAATCGGATTTTGGGTTTTTGAAAACGAAGCAAGTTGGAGCCGGGATCGGGGCCGATTCCGTTGCAGTGCGAGCGACCGGGCCCTGGCCGGCGTTTACAGCCGTTCATGAGATGGGGCATTTTATCGACCTGGAAGCAATCGGAGCCAAAGGAGACCTTGCATCGCGGGCCGGCAATCCGGACATGAAGGCGGTCCTGGATGTGGCTGACAAGACACAGGCCATCAAGGGACTCAGGGCGAAAATGGCGACCACAGCAAACCCTAACATGAGGAAATATTTGAATTACCTGCTGCAGCCGTACGAGATTTGGGCGAGGGCCTATTCTCAGTTTGTGGCTGAGAAAGCCGGCAACGTCACGCTGGAGCGGGATTTGGAGAAAGCACTCAAGACGGAGAAATGGCGGCAATGGGAGCGGGCTGATTTTGCGCCATTGTCGGACGCGATTGAGAAACTGTTCAAAAAGCTGGGGTGGATATGATAAGCGAAGAGGGATTTTACAAGCTGATTGCAGAAATTCAGAGCCAGGGTTACGACCAGGAGACGGCCGGACACTACGCCGTGCTTATCGGAGACATGCCGATCGTGGACGACGCAGGAAATGTGGTCGTGATGGAGAACGGCAAGGTGTTGGCCAGGCTGAAGCCGCTTAAGTTTTTTGAAACGGAATAGAATATGAGTCCCGATAGATCGGGACGCTTCGGGCAAAGATTATGAGTAAAGTCAGAGAAACGAGTCCGTTTATTGCGACGGAGAATATGGAGAGGGCCTCGATGATCATCGAGATGGTTGCGTTGTTTTTTCGGCTGAGTGTTGAGGAACTCGAAAGGCAAAAGGGATCACGCAAAGACGCGAAGACGGTCCGAGCCGGACTGGCGGGGTCGGATCGGGTGAGGGAAAAGTTTCAGAGGACATATGCCAGGTGGGTGGTGATTCATCTGATTTCGGAGTTTACAAGTTTGCAGGATAAACAGATTGGGGCGCTCCTGAATTTGAGGGGGAGGAGCGTGGTTTACGGGCGGAGCGCTTTGTTGAATGAGATGTTTTTGAAGGGCAAATGCCGCAACGAGGTGCAATACCTGGATGGGAACGTCAGGGCGGTTCTGACGGGGCATCAAAGGGAGTTGCTAGCCGGAAAAGCAGAAAGCAGAAAGCAGAAAGTTGAAGCCTAATGAAGCGAGAGGACAAACAGGCTCCCGATTCATCGGGACGCTGCGCGCAGATTCAGTTTTCGTTTGCGCCGGCTGAGATTACTCCACGCGGGGACGGCTCGTTTATCGTGAAGCCTGGGCGGCCGGTTGCCGGGCCGCGGAGGTTGACGGTGGATGATGCTGCGCGGGAGTTGAACGCGAACGCGCAGCATGTTCGAGATCTTATCGAAGAGGGGGAAATTGAGGCGGTAAATATCGGGACGGAAAAGAGGAAACGGTGGCGGATTTGTCCGACGGCGTTGCAGAAGTTTTTGAGGAGTAGAAGCTCGATGCACATCTAAAGAGGAAAAGCCGCTTGTTCGGCATTCGTTTATGGCCACTTTTTACCTGCCAGGTAATCATTAAAAACCCTCCGGTAGCGTTGCAAGTCCGCTTTAGGAAACCGCTTGCAGAGGTAGGCGTGCTCCTTCCAGAAAGACTCTTCGGGAAACCCATGTTGAAGGAAGGAGCTGCCGTTCGCAAGATTGTGCAGCCAATCTGCGATGGCTCCCGCAATGATGCTATCGTGATACTGCCGAAACCAGACGAGCGGGTTCCGACTCGGCCCTAGACGATGCTGGCAATAGGTGCGGATGTCCACCATCGCCAGGTAAAGGAGATGTCGATACGCTTTCTGTCTGAGTTCATCCATTGCCCGCGTTATGCCGCCCAAATCGCAAGACGTGAGAAACAGGCGCCATCGGCGCGCCCACTGACGCAGGTTTGTTAGTCGACAGATTCATACGTGGAAACACCCGCAGCTCCATCGCCACCGGTAATCCATTCATAAAAATTTTCGAGTGAGGTTTTTTGTAAAAACAAATCTCCATAATCGCCTCCCAGATCGACTTCTGGTCTGTCAACGACGAAGAGCCTGAAATAACGTATACCAGGAGGAACCTGAGGGCCGCCTGTCAGATCATACGCCTCCCAAGAAATGTCCTGTGTCAGACCGCGAAAAGTCGCAGCACGCTGAATTTCCGGCTCAAAACGGCGCAGCATGAGAACTTCACCCGAAGTGCAATTCTTGTAATCGATCTGTGCCATGCGCGAAGCCGCCTAGCGCTCAGACGCAGGCACGGCCCGCCTGAGGTGCTGAACATGTAACCAGAGCGTGATGGGGTTGCTGTCTGAAATGTGCTGGTTCGGCGTTTTCATTCTCCCAAGTACTCGAAGGCATCCCGCGCTTGCTCTCGCAAGGTCTCGGCGCTGTCTTGACCTTCCGGCCAAGTCGACCTTCGTCGCAAGCGGAACACCTGGCCGTATCGCCTCAAAGGTATCGGAATAATCTCCCTTGGCACATCAATATCAAGTCCACCTGCAAGTTGCTGCCCATCTTCGTCAACTAGTCGAACGCGAACCATCTCGTCGTGAAACTCCAGGATTCGAACGCGATTTGTGTATTCCTCAACGCGCATAGCACCTACGCCGAAGGAGGGCGCTCAGGCAGAGCGGGCCGAGGGCGTGAAGATGCGAACAGGGTGCGGCATCCCGCGCCCGCTCCAAGCCGCTCGTTAGTGCGCATTTTTAAGTTTAATCTTTCGTTAGCCGCCATGGGGTGTGTTTTTGGCCGTGAACTCCGATGTCAGACGACGGATGCGCACCCGCGCTGAGTCCCAATCGAAGTCGGTGGGAAAGCCCTCGTGGATTTGTTCCCAGCCCACAAACAGAATCTCACCCAGACCATCGTAAAACTCTAGCAGGCCATTCAGATTACCTTGGCGAAAGCGTTCCCGCAGCTTCTCGGGGATGAACAGTCTGCGGACTTCCTCCATCGGATGGTCATGGTACTGCCAGATCGAATTGTCGTAATCGAAGTCAGGAACGTCCGAATCAACCCAAGCCTCAGTCTGCGATTCCGACCAACCGAAGCACTCTCGACAGACCGTTTTCCAATAGGAGAGCCAAATCTTCTCTTCGGGCTTCAATGGGCGATTCGGGATCATAACTCTGGACTAACTACTGGCCTCATCCATGGCATCCTCACCCGAACTGGAACGGCTGTAAAGCCCATTGTGCCGCAGGCTTCTGGCGAGAGAAGTCGGAATCCCAACAAAAAATCCCGATGGAGGCAATAGGGTCAATGGAGGGTTTTTTGTTTCACGTAGAACGTGAAATTCTCTGCGTGCATGTTGGCATCAGCAGCACCCAGAGAAATCGTTCTAACTTCGAACACTGAGCGCGCGGTCCGTGCCGGACGGGCGATTGCAAGTTCAGCTTTTCCGGTCACGGCGAGAAACCACTCGGTGGTGCGAATCAACATGCTGACGTCCCCAACGAACTCGTCGTGGCCGTTCCCTTTCTTACCACGGACCTCGCGAATCACCAAGTATGAATGAGTTGCAACCACTTTTGGATTTGGCTGCAAAGCTGCACATCCCGCAGTTGACGATGTGGATGGGCATCGTGCGGTTGTTCTTCAAATGGGTTTCAGGGCCGGCGCAATCGAAGCTGACGGAATGGATGGCGGCCGCGGTGACCGGTCCTGACGTGGAGGAGGAACATTACTGGGAGAAAATTTTGGCGGCGAGTTGGTATCGGGTTCTGAGTTTTGCTTTGGACCTGGTGCTGAGCGTGAAGGTGCCGACGTTGGCGGATCTTCTGCGCCTGAAGGCGCAGAAGGGACCACAAGACCAAGGACCACTGACAACCTGAAAAAACAGAAAGCTGATCCCGATAAACGGAATCGGGACGCTTCGCGAAAACGAAAGGATAAATATGAACAATAAGAAGATGGGAGTTGTATCGGCGGGGCGGCGAGCCGCCGCGGGCCTAGCTGGGTCGGTTTTGGTTGTGGCCCTGGTGCTATCATTCTCTGGTTGCAAAGCGACGTTGGAGCAAGGCGGGGCGTATGCGCCGGTCGTGACGAATAGTGATGGGACCATTAGCGCGGTATCGGCACCTGAGCCGGTGTTTTTCGAGATCGATGCTGCGTTCGACCTGGCTTACGCGGCAATCGATGGCGCGTTCAAGTTCGAGCGCGATAACCGCGACATGCTTTGGAAGATATCGCCGAACGTGAAGCATGCCCTGGACGAATTGCGCCCGAAGGCAGCTGACGTTGTCAGGCGATATTCGGCGGCGCGAAAAGCGTACATGGCAAATCCGGTGCCGGCCGGGCTCGACACGCTCCAGCGGATTTTGGCGGAGGCGCAATCATTGGGCGCCGCGGCTGCAGCGGCAGCACAACCCGGAAAATGAGCGATGACCACCGACCACTGACCACTGACCACAAAGAAGCAACAGAAAGGAAAATACAAGTTATGGATCCAGCAACATTGGCTTTGATTATCGCAGCGATTCGGGCGGCCATCGAGGCAGCTCCGACCGTGGTTGATATCGTGAAGAAGGGTAAGGATTTCATCGCCAGCCTTTTTCAGGCGGGGTTGATCACAAAGGACACACAGGACCGCGTTCATGCGCATGTGGACGCAATCCAGGCCGCAGCATTGAGCGGCGGAGCGTTGCCGCCGCAATGGACGGTGGAGGCAGACCCGAGCTGAGACCACGGACCACTGACAACTGACCACCCGGAAAAGTTGAAAGCTGAAAGCAGAAATCTGATCGCGGCAGTCCTGGTGGCATTCTCGCTCATGGGGTGCGGTGGTCCCGACTCGGCAAGGCTCAATCCCGACGAGTCGGGACTTCGGGCTACGCCCTCAGCGGCGCGCTATTCGGAGATTGATCCGGTCAGTGCTCCGCGATCCCATCCCGATTCTGAATCGGGATTTCGCCCCGCAAGCGCGGGGCTCAACAATTGGGTGGCGGTCTATAGCTGGACGGTTCGGAGTGATTCGATCCGGTTGGGCATGACGTTCGTGGTGGATAGCTCGCGGGACCTGGTGCACTGGACGAATCAAGGGGTGATGGTGCTGACGAATGGTTCGGGGCCGCCGTGGCTTAAGGAGCAACCGTTTTCCATCACAATGAGCAATCAGCCGAGCACATTTTGCGCGTATCGATTGGGGTGGCACTACTGAGCGGCGAGCCGCCGCGGGCCAATGACCACAAAAAAATGAACCGAAAACGGGAGAGGGCGCAAAAGATTTGGAACCGGCTGAAGGATACTCCGGCGAGCGTGCTAACTCCTCTCAGGCGAGAGATCGTGCAGCGATTCGCTGAAAGTGAGACGACCAAAGCAATCGCAGACCGATTTGGTGTCACCGAAAAGTCAATCGAGGATCATCGAGTTGCAATTTGTAAGCGACTCTCGATCCCACGCGGCTTCGATCGAATCGTTTTTTTGACCAGGTGGGCAGTAAGGCAACGAATGACAGATGTGGACCCGGCCGAAATTTGAGTCTGATTCGAAATGACGACGTTAATGACGACGGCAATGTTTGGGAGCGCTGATCTGGGGGTTCCGGCCGAGATGGCGGCATGGCTCGGCTGCCTGGCGTTTTTCGTGGCCCTGGTAAATGGACTGTTAAAATTGGGCGACCGTGTGCGCGGCAAGGGAATGGAGATCACGCCCAGCCCTCTCGAAATCAAACACGCGGCTGTTTTTGTGCAGAAGGACCAGCACGAGGCGCAGCTCCTGGAGGTGAAGGCGCGGATTGACGATTTGTGCGAGTCCAGGACGGAGGCAGATCGGGTGAATTCGATCCATCGCAAGAGCGTTTACGAGAAGATCGATTCGGTGAAAAGGGAGTTGTCCGAGAAGATTGAGCATATGCCGAACCAAATCGTGACGCAGTTGTTGAACACGAAAAATTTGTGGAGGGAGAAATGAATCCCGAGCAGAGGGAGCAGTTAAGATTGTCGTTGCTGCGGTTTTTGGATTCGAACCCGACTCGGTTCGGGTTGCCATCGCGTTACCTGGTGCAGATGGCGCGAAGTGAGGGCTTTTCGGAAACAGACAAAACCCAGATCGAAAACGAGCTTAGCTATCTTGAGGACAAAGCCCTGGTCGCTGAGGCGATGAAAGGCGTGAGCCCGGAGAATCGGCATTGGAGGATTACGGCATCGGGCAGAGATTTTTGGGCGCAACGAAATGACCACTGACCACGGACCACTGACAACCCGGAAATGATCACGCAAAGACGCGAAGACGCAAAGAAAAGCAGAAATGAACTGTGAGCAAGGTGAAATCAAATTCGAAGCTGAAAACCCTGCCCGAAGAGAGGCAGAGGGAGATCGCGGAGTATCTGCGCGAGAACTCCCTGGACAAAGCGGTCGAGTGGTTAAAGGCCGAGTCCGAGCCGGACTGGCCCCCGCTCTCCACCTCAAAGACTGCGTTATCAAATTTTTTGTCCTGGTGGGAATTGCGGCAGCAGTTACGGCAGGACGAGGAAACGACCGATACGATCATCGAGGAACTGAAACGGGAGCTGCCTGGGATATCGGATCAGCAAATCGACGAGTTTGGGCAGAAAACTTTTTCGCTGCTGTCGATTCGCCGTCAGGACCTGGAGGGGTTTGTTTCGGTGCGGAGCGCGGCGGTAAAGGGTCAGTTGGAACGGGCGAAGTTGGATTTAAGGCAGAAGGCAGAGGAGCGGCTGCAGGAGGCTCTCAAATTTCAAAAGGAGAAATGGATGCGCGAGAGCGTGGAGCTGTTTCTCAAATGGAGTGCGGACGAACGGTCGAAGGAAATTTTGGAACAGTCGGTTTCGAATTCGGAAAAGATCGAGCGGCTGGGGCAATTGCACTTTGGGAAGTTGTGGGAGCTGAAAGGGACCACCGAGTAAGAGACCACGGACTACTGACAACTGACTACTCAGACGAGGTGAAGGACGATTTTATAAAAAAAGAAAGAGCGACAACGCCGGACCGGACGGCGGAAAAAAGCGAAGGTATCGGTGGGGGCACGCCACAACTGGCGGCCGGTCCTGCTGAGAAAAGCAAAGCGGCGACGGGCGGCAAGGACCGCGAAGCTGCATCTCCCGAAGGGTCGGGACTCGCTTCGCTCGCGGGCTCGGGCTTTACGAGGCGGGCGTATCAGGAGGTTGGGCTGGAGTTGGCAATTTTGCATCGGTCATTTATTTGGTTTTGGTCGCGCCAGGATGGGAAGACTACTACGGCATCGGACCTGACCTTGTACGAGATGATGAAGTTCAAGGGGCGAACGGTTGTTTTTGCGACCGCGACTTTGTTGCTGGGTCGTGAGGTGATCCTGAAGGACGCAACGACGATGCAGGATTCATTGGTTCGAATGCACCAGGCTGCCGAACAAAACCGGATGAAGCTGCAGGTGCAGGACCATGACCGGCCGGGGAAGGATCTCTCTGGGAAATTGACGTCGGATGATTTCGCGGAGTTGTTCGAGGCGAAGCGGTTGGAGTTTTGGCTGTATCACGACCGAAACACTTTCTCCAGGACGATCGTGATCGCGCCGAACGTGGCGACGGCTCGCGGTTGGACCGGCACTGTGTTCATGGATGAGATCGGGCACATCGCCGATCTGAAGGATTTGATGACGGCAATCAAGCCGATCATGCAGACGAATCCGAGGTTCAGGCTGGGCATGTCCGGTACGCCGCCGGAGGATGACACGCATTTTTCTTTTGAGCTATTCTCGCCACCGATCGGCGCCGAGCCGGCGCAGGCCAATCCGAAGGGGCACATTTATGAGAACGAATATGGGATCCCGGTCCATCGGGTTGATTTGTTCGATGCGATGGCGGCCGGAAAGCGGATCTTCCATCCGGTATCAGGCGAGGAGATTTCAGCGCAGGAGGATCGACGAATCGATGCCGATCGCGATGGCTGGGACCGGAATCACTCACTGGTGCTGAAGGCCGGCGGCACTGCTGCATGCGGGCTGCTGCAGCTCGACACGGCACAACGGCGCGGGGTTGGGGAGTGTGCACTGGTTCAAGTTGATAGCGACCTGGACTTTGATACGGCGCTCGCTTTTTTGCGGAGTCACCTGGGCAAAGGGTCGGTGGGTATTGGGGTGGATATCGCCACGACCACGAAGGAAACCAGTAACCCGACGTCGGTGACTGTAACTGAATCGCACGGAGTGGACAGGATCCAGCGGTTGGTTGTTTTGTGGAAGACGAAGGACCCGGCGCTGGCGACTGAGCGGATTCGGAGAATTGTTGAGTGCGTGGCACAGCGCGCTCCCGATTCTGAATCGGGACGCTCCGAACGTCGCGCGAGGAGATTAGCGATTGATGCAACGAGTGAACGGTATTTCGCGGAGTCATTGAAGTCGGCCCTGGGCAATCTGCTGCCGGTTGAGTTGGTGATTCAGAGCGAGAGTATCGAGGTGCCTGGCAACGAGGGGCCGATTCCCATAAAGACCCATCTCGGGGACCTGTACGTGGCAGAGTTGGATGACAATCATTTGACGCTGCCCCCGGAACGCTATTTCAAGGAGGACCATCGCATGGTCAGGAAGGACCGAGGGGCGTACGTGGCGGATCCGCAGCCGGATGGCAAGCACGCCGACACATTCGACTCCGGGAAACTGGCGAACTGGGCGCTAAGCTCGACATCGGGCGCGATTGAGAGTGTGGCAGGAATTAAGATGGGCGGAGTCCGAGCCGGACGGGCCACTGACGGGCGGCTGTTTATTCCCAGGAGGTTGCGGCCGGGGGTGATGATATGAGCGCTGGGTTGACCTATAACGATTTAGCCGATGTCACGGGAGCGGTGACGTGCCTGGACTTCCCAGATCGGCTGCAATGCGCTGCACCTGTCAAAATCTTACGGCGTCCGCAACCCATGATCGGGTCCAAAAGGATGTCAGGAGGGATTCTGTGAGTTCGAAGGGTCAAAATTTGCCGGCATGGCGGCGATCAGCTGCTCCTGGCCAGACCTTGAAGCAGGCTATGGGCGGCGCTCCCGATTCTGAATCGGGACTCGCTGCGTCGTCCCGACAGGTCGGGACTCGCTTCGCTCGCGGTGGTGCGAGCCCTACCTTGGCAGCGTCAGTTGTGGGCCAACCTGGTGACCAGGCGAATGCTTCGGCTGCAATGAGGCGGATTATCCGGCCGGAGGCTCAAGCCAGGTGGTTGTTGCCGTCGTTGTCGCTGATCACGCCGCAATACATTGAGGCGATTTTGCGCGGGGCGTTGGTGGGGAGTCATGTTTTCCAATGGCAGCTTTTTGATTTGATGGAGGATACCTGGCCGCGCCTGGTGAAGAATCTCAACGAGGTAAAGCGGGCGGGGATCGCGGAGCTGCGTGAGCGCTGGCTGGTCGAGCCATGGGCGCCGGCTGAGGAGGGGGCCGCCAAGGAGTCCCAGGACAGGCAGCGGTTGGTTGAAGAGGCGTTGTTCGGTATGACGGGTGCCCCCGCGCTGAACGAGAACGCGTTGGATGCGTCGCTTTATGACGCGCTCGATTCATGGGCCAAAGGAACGAGCCTCCTGGAGATCAATTACGAGATGCGCGAGTCGGCGACAATGGGGACGATTGTCGCGCCGCGGTCGACGTATTGGGTCCATCCAAGCAATTATGCCTGGGGGAGTGACGGCAACCTACGGTTGATAGTTCAGGGATCGGATCCCGATTCTGAACCCCGATTGCATCGGGATGTTCCATCGGGACGCGGGGGGACGACGTACTTGCGGACGGATACCCAGATCAATGCTGGTGGGTATGACAGCATGATGATGGACATCCCGGAGGACAAGTTCATCGTCGCGATTTGTAAGGCGCGCACGGGTCATCCGTTGGGCGGTGCGTTGCTCCGACCTCTGGCCTGGTGGTGGTGCGCGTCAAATTTTTCGGCGGATTGGTTATTGAACCTTGCGCAGATCTTTGGGCTGCCGATTCGATGGGCAACCTATCTCAATGGCGCGCCGAATGAGACGGTGGATGCAATTTGCGACATGCTGGCAAATTTGGGCAGCGCCGGCTGGGCTGCATTTCCCCAGGGAACGCAGATCGAATTGAAGGAGCCGAGCGGGTCGAGCCGGGAATATCCACAGAGCACCATGCTCGACCGGTGCGACACCCAGTGTGATTTGCTGATTCTGGGGCAGACGTTGACTACGCAGGTTCGGCGTGAGGGCGGAAGCCGTGCGCTCGGCGAAGTGCACAATGATGTGCGCAAGGAGGTGGTGGATGCAGTGGCGCGGTTTTTGGCCGAGCTGCTGAACGAGCAGTTCATTCCGTCGATTCTTAGATTAAATTATGGCGACCAGGAGATGCGTCCACGGTTTGTGCCAAAGGATGAAGAGGATCCTGAGGCGGCTAAAGCTGCAGCGGAGGTTTTGCAGATCGCAGTTGCGACGGGAATTCCGGTGCCGGTGGATTATGCGCTGAGCAAGTTGGGAATTCCGCGCGCTGCTGATGGGGAGGAGATCGTGAAAATGCCGACGCCAGCGGCAGCGCAGACCACGGGGGGGAAAACAGAAAGCGGAAAGCAGAAAGCTGAAAACCAGGCGCGACGGAATCCCGATAAATCGGGACTCGCTTCGCTCGTGGCGTGCTGTGATGGGATTCACGCCAAGGATTCGGCGCAGGAAAAGTTGGTGCAGCGGGTTTTGGAGGATTTGACGGGGGTCGAAGCAAAATGGTTGGGAGGGGTGAAGCCGTTTTTCCGGAAGCTCGTCCAGGCGGCTGAGTCTGGTGAAGTGAGCGACCAGGAGTTTATCGCCGTTTTGAAACGAGCCCAGGCCGAGCTGCCGGAGTTGTTTGCCAAGCTGGACCGCAAGGCGTTGGCCGCGGCGCTGGAAAATGCGATGGGAAGCGCTGTTGTCAATGGGGCTGTCAGGGGGGCAATTGAAAGAAGGAGATCAGGATCCTCCTCCGCAAGCTATGGAGGACTGACGTGATTACGATTAGCACCAGCTCAGCAGAGTTTTCCCAGCGGCTGGCCTCGATGCTCGACAAGGCGGAGCGGCCGCGGGCGGTTTTAATGGCGGCGGGTCGCGAGTTGGCGATTCAGTTGCGTCAGCATTTTCGAACGAAGGACCGGGATGAACCGAACAAGCTTTCGCCGCGGCGTGAACATTTTTGGTTGCAGGTAATGCGCTCGGTGAATGCACCTGAGCAAAAGGATGAAAAGAGTGTTTCGGTAAGGATCAGTGACCCCCGAATCGCACAGAAAGTTTTTGGCGGGACGATTTCGGCAAAGAGGGCCGGCGCATTGACGATTCCGGTTTCAGAGAAGGCTTACGGCCGGACGGCGGCAACGTTCGAGGTCGAGACGGGGCTGAAATTGTTCCTGCTCAAATCGTCCAGTGGCAAGGCGCCGGTCCTGGCGGCGAAGGTGGGCGGTACCAGCGGGACTGGTCAACAGGTGGAAGTTGAATATGTGCTGGTGAAGTCGGTGACTCAAGCGGCGGATCCGACGGCATTACCTGAAGAGGGTTATTTGAAGGCGAAGATTTTGGAGAGGGCGCAGAAGGTTGCAGACAGGCAAAGCGAAAAGTGAAAAATGCGAAGGAGAGGTCCGAGCCGGACAGGCCAATCGAATGTCGAATGATGCTCCCGATTTCATCGGGACTCGCTGCGCTCGCGGATGGGGACAACGGTCCGTTCGAGTTTATGATGATGCCCAGTGGTGTAAGGACGATCACGCCGTCGCAGGGGGGAAAGCCTGTGAGTCTAGCGGTGCTGGTTGATGCGAGGGCGGCGACCAATCTCGAACGGCAGCGAGCTGCTGTGATGGCTGCAACCGGAAAACGGGTTTATTTCGATTTCAACCACGAGGACCGGGAGGCTTCGTTCTGGCCAGAGAAAATTTTTTATAAGGAGTGCGTGCCGCACGGGCCTCCTGCCGGGATTTATGCGCGCGGTGAGTTCAGCGAGGCCGGCCGGACCGGGGTCCAGGGGAAGATGTGGCGCGAGTTCTCGCCGATTTTCTTTGTGGATAGTTCGAAGGGAACGACCGTCGATAAGCCGGCGACGATTATTTGCAATGAGCGCGCCAGGCCGAACTTTGGCGGGTTCGTCAACGACGGTGCATTCACCGGAATTTCGCCCTTATGGGCAAAGGCCGCCCGGAGCGGCACAGAGAGAAAGGAAGGTAACGAGAGGGACAGAGACAAAAAATACGTGAAGACCAAAAGCGGAGAGTCGCTCCAAGCTAAAGGTGCAGGCCTGGAGAGGGAGTTGGAGGATTTGAAGGCCAAACAAGCTGGCCTGAAGGAAGAAATCGAAACCCTGGAGGGTGGAGAAAAAACTGCCGAGGCCGCAGAGGCGATCGCGGCCAAGACACGGGATCTGGATCTGACTACTTCGCAGATCGAGGCTACGGAGCTGAAGATCGAAAACGAGCGGATGCAAACGGCGCTGGTAGCCGATCGCACGGCCAAAGCGAAGGAGGCCATCAAGGCGGCTGTGGCGCGTGGAGCGATCGCTGCCAAGGATGAGGCTCTGCAGGCGAAATGGGAAACGTGGCTCGTCGAGGATGAGGACATGTTCGATGCATTGAAGGCAATGCGGGGGTCGGTCGCCCTGCAGCCGGCACGGATCACAGTGAACCCGGTGAAGATCGTGCGTGAGGATTCACAGGCCGTTCTAGCGGCGTTTGCCAGCGAGCAGAATCCATTGAAGCGTGCGGCGATTTACAAGACGGAAATCGTGAAGCGCTACAACGATGGTGACGATCTGCCAATCAAGGCGAATAACGCTTTCGGCACGCTGAGTGGGACACTGGTGACGCAACGCACCCTGGAGTTGCTGAAACTGAAGTTCCCGGTGCTGAGCGGCATCTCTACGGATTTCAGCGACCAGCCTGGGCAGTATGGACAGACGATCCAAACGCGCGTGGTATCGATCCCCGGCGTTCAGACCTATGACCCGAACAACGGCTGGGCGGATTCGGACATGGTGACTGTGGATGTGCCTGTGACGCTGAACCAGCAGAAGGGCGTGCCGATCACGTTGAATGCGCAAACGCTGGCGAGCACAACGCGCCGGTTGTTCGATGAGGTTGCGCCGGCTCAGGCTTATGCCCTGGCGAAGGACATGGTGGACCAATTGTATGCGGTGATCCTGGCTGCGAATTTCACCAGCCAGCCGACAGTCGCCGCTCAAATCGATTGGAGCCGGTCATTCTTGATCGATGTTGGTGTGGCCCTGGATGGCCGCGGTGTTCCAGATGGTCCGATGAACCGGACGATGCTCCTGAACGGGGCCTATTATGGGCAGCTCAAGAAGGATAATGCGATCGTCACGCTCTCTGCCTTCCAGGATAAAGGGATAATTGAGGAGGGCGTGCTGCCGGACGTGGAAGGTTTCCGGGTGGTCAAGGCTATCAATTTGCCTGGCACGGCGAACATGACCGGCTTTGGGTTCAGCAAATCGGCGCTGGCAATGGCTGCGCGGTTGGACGGTGATTATACGAATGTGTTGCCTGGCGCGAGCTACGGCAATGTGACGACTGTGACCGACCCGGATTTGGGACTCAGTGTTCTCCAGGTGCAATACGTGGACCATAAGAAGGCTACTGCTACTCAGCGTATCTCGCTGATTTATGGTGTGGCCCCCGGACAGAACAATGCGGGGCAATTGCTGAAGTCGCAATAGTGCCGAGCCGGCACGGGCCTATGCGGTCCGAGCCGGACTGGCATCGCGCGGAGGCTTCACCTTGTGGTGGGGCCTCCGTCCGAGCCGGACTGGCCAATAAACGAGAGCAAATTTCAAAAGTGAAAAAGTGAAAATTATGAACAAGTTTAAAAGAAAATTGTTTGGTTTGGTGATGCTGGCTGAGTTGGCGGTGGCATGCGCGGCGATTCTGTTTTCGGCACAATATGCCAATGCGGACCAGAGCCCGCAGAGCTTTGGTTGCACGAACGTGCTGCGCTCGAACACGGTGATTACGGCGTCATCTTTTTTGGGTTCGCCAATCCTGATAACGGAGCAGGACCTGGCGATGATTCAAATCATGGGCCAGGGAGATGCGGCTGGTTCAGGTGGCACAATCACAGTGACGCTGGCGAGATCGGTGGATGGGACCAATTACGAAACTCATCCCCTGATCACTTGTACGACAGTGGTAAACGGGAACACTGCAGTAGTTGAACCGACCAATCTGGTCAATACGGTGATTGGAGCTGCTCGATCAATTGCAATCGTGAAGCTGCAGTCAGGGGATACCTCGGCCAACTTCACGAATTTTGCCGTGATATTGGGGAAGAAGAATACGAAGCGCGCTCCGTAGGCGGCGAGCCGCCGCGGGCCAAGGATGCTCCGCATCCTATGCGCTTCGCGCGGGAAAACTGGAAGCTGATCCCGATTCTAAATCGGGACGCTTCGCGAACCTGAAAGGAAAAACATGATCGCTGATCACAAGAAATTGGCCGGGGTCCTGGCTGAGGCTGAGGACATGGCGCGCGACATTTACGCTAAGGGTGCCAGGGGCCTGGAGTCGACGGTGAGGACGCTCCGGGCCACGAGGGCCGAGGTGGAATCGCGCGTGAGGGAATACGAGAGGCTGCAGAAGCAGCAGACGGCGGCAAAGAAGACCGGTGCCGAGCCAGCACAGGCCAAAGCGCCTACGACGGCCGCGGCGCCTGCTGCGACCACATAGTTGATCCTAACACGGGGACGTCCGCTGGTGTGCCACGCCAGCGGGCGTGCCTGACTGGCGAGTAGCGCCTTATGGCATTCACTAAATACGATTTGTTGCTGACGCCGGCGAAGATGACGCAGCTCACGACTGCATTGGCGAATTTGAACGTCGCTGACCCGCTGCAGTATTTGTGCGATGAGGCTGCAGCGGACGTGGCGCGGTTCACAGCGGGGTACGTCCTGGACGCGAATAGCGTTCGGAATTTCACGCGGTCGCTCGGGCTTTACCGAGTTTATTCGCTGGCTGGACCGGTGCCGATGGACGTCCAGAAGGATTACGATTCGGCGCTCCTGGAGCTGCAGGCGATCGCTGAGGGGAAGCGTCCGAATTTGCCCAGGGCTGAGACCGGGGATAATCCGCCGTCCGGAAAATGGGGAAGCAAGCCGGTGATTAAGATGCGAACTGAGCCGTGAGCCACGGCGGGCCATTGCGCTTCGCGCGGAAGATTGGAAATGGAAGTTGGAAATAAAAAATATGAGAGCTGAAACTAGTTACAACGCGGATTTTTATCCTGAGCCGAAGCGGCTAAAGTTGCTGCTACTGGATCCGGGTTACGTGCTGTTTGTGTTTAATCAGGGATTGCTGAAGCAGAGTGAGGGGATCTCATTTCTTAAGGTGCCTAAGCCATTGGGGCTTCCACGATCGGCGAGGGTGACCGCGGTTCATTACGATTACTCGTGGGCGTCGTTCGTGATGGTCGTGGAGGACGACAGTTTTGAGGAGGTGCCGGCCGGTGAAATGATCCCGCAAATTAAAGTGGTGTGGAGCTTGTACGAGATGGCGGTAAAAACCGTTGAAACCCCGACCGGCTCCTGGCTAAAGCAGGGTGTTAATGAGAGCGAACCGCCGCGGGCCATCATCAATACCAGCGGGTTAGAATCCAGTTACTAGAATGCCGACTGTTGTAAATAACCGAAGGGCGACGGTTGAGATCGTTAAGGCGATCCAGACGAAGATCCAGGCATTGCCGCTGCCGGATCCGCAACCGGTTGCGCCGCCGCCTGGCAATGACCCGCCTCCTCCTCCGCCGCAGCCGGCGTTGTTCGACCGTGTCGCGCTGTTTGATTCGGAGGACCTGGTCGAGGCTTTTCGCTTTTTGCTGATCAGTGAGCAACGGGTTTGCGTGATAGTTCCCCTGGATGAGCATCTCGAGGCTCCCATAGACGGTTTGAAACTGGTTGTGAAGCGAGTACTGCCAGTTGCGATCCTAGTTTCGGACCGCGTGCTTGGGGATAGGTCGGCGTCGCTTTGGGGAGACGGCCAGGGGGAGTTCGGCGCGTCGGCTCTCATGGAGCTGGTGCTGCCGGCGGTGACCGGTTTGCTGATCGCGAATCCGAACGGCGTGGTGGCTCTGCCCAGGATGATTTCGGTGATGAATGTGAAGGAGTCTGGAAAAAATCTGGCAACACGAATGACGATGTTGCTGGAGCTGGACTGCCGAGGCGGATGGTTGGAGACAAGGCTTCCCGCGGGAATGGTACTATGAAAATCGGGAAGCCGACCACGGGACCACTGACTACGGACAACCCGGAAAAGCTGAAATTGAGAAAGCTGAAAGCAGAAAGTTTTATGACGGTGCGCTGAGCGCCTTAACGAGAGCATGTGAGAGAAGAATTGTTGCGGTGTTTGAGTTTTATGAGTGGTGGCAGAAGGTTTTCGGGCACGGTGAAGTGGTTCAACAAAACTAAGGGTTGGGGGTTCATTCAACGAGATGATGGGCGCGACGATCTGTTCGTGCATCATTCGGAGCTGGAGGGAACCGGGTATCGCAACCTGGAGGCGAATCAGCGTGTGGAATTTGGGGAGGCGCCTGGGAAGAAGGGAACGAAGGCGGTCGATGTCAAAGTGACCACTGACCACTGACCACTGACCACTGACCACTGACTACTGACCACTGACTACTGACTCCCGATTCAGAATCGGGACTTCGCTTCGCTCAGCGGGGCGATGAAAACGAGAGGATTGCTGGCGCGTCTCGAGGAATCGGGGCGTCGCTGTTACGAGAGGAAGAAGATGAAAAATAATTATGGTTGCAGCGACGATGTTGGTTGGAACCCATATGTGGTTCTTTCGAGAGGGGGACGCGTTTGTAAAGCCCGTGCCTGGTGGTTTGTGCGCAGCTGAGACGGATCTTGGTGGAGCTGGGAATGGGAAGCCGGGGATTTCTCCGGATTTTGATGTGGGCTGGATCGATTGCGGTACCGTGGAGGCTTGTGAGTTCACCGTTTCCCAGACGGATCACAAATTGTGGAAGCCTTCGCCTGGCCGGCTGGTTCTGAAGGACCTGGTCGAGACCCAACAGGAGATGACCGGAAAGATCACCGTGAATGATGTGAGCCCGCTCGCGATCGAGACGATGTTCCGGACGAACGCCAAATTGGGGGGTGCCCAAAAACAGTTTGTTCCGCTTGGTGCTGTGTCACGAAAGGGTTGGTCACATTTCCAGCATTATGATCACAACGACCAGTTGGTGCTGACGACGGATCTTTGGGTTCGGTTGCGGTCGACAGGGAAGTTTGATGGGACGCCGACGAAGCCGATCTTCGATGTGTATCTGCTGTACTCGAGCTTGAATACGGGGCTGACCTCCTGAAAAAGCAGACCACTGACCACTGACCACGGACAACCCGGAAAAGCAGAAAGGTCCGAGCCGGACGGGCCAAAGCAGAAACCAGAGAGGACGTTTGGAATTTGTGACTTAGAAGAATATGAAGAACTTTTTTGGAGAGGACCGTGCCGGTCGGGCCTATGCGCTTCGCGCGGGCGGACTGGTTGTGAGGATTGGTTTGGCTGTTTGCCTGGTGAATTTGATTAATGGATGGCCTGGCGCTCCCGATGCATCGGGACAGACGACGAATCCACCGGGGGTGATTCCGTTGCCACTGCCGGGCAGTTCTGGAAATCCGTTTCAGGCGGTGAGTTACCCGGTGCTGGACAATAACGGGAAGATCCTTTGGCCGACTAATTTTTGGCAGGGAAATTCGAACGACCTCAACCTGACAGTAAGCAACAACATCACGTTCAACATTTCGAATGACCTGGCAACGGGTGTCGCACCGCTGGCGAGTTTGGGCAATACGGGCATCATGAGCTCCAACCAGGTGGCGCAGCTGACTCCTCCTGGCCGGACCTGGGCCGGAGGTGTGCCGTGGGTGTATTCGACGTGGGGACTGGCGGGAAATGCGATCGCAGCTACTGACATTACCAATATGGTGAGTCAGTTGGAGGCGAACAATTACCTGGCCTCGTTTCCCAGGATAATCGCGATCGACGAGGGCTGGTTGACGGTGGCTGGTCGAGATTCCAATGGGAATTTGATTGGCGACCCGACGAAGTTTCCCAGCGGGATGTCGAACCTGGTGGCCTGGGTGCATTCGAAGGGGATCGGGTTTGGATTGTACCACGGTCTGGGAACGAATACGGAGAGTCCAGGATTCAAGGGTTCGCAAGCGAGTTCAAATACGCTGGGTTATGTGATCAGGGACGCGCAGGCGATGGCGCTATGGGGCCTAGACTACGTAAAGCTGAATTCGTGGTTTGATACGGATCCAAATTTGAATGAACGCCAGGCGGAGGCAATGAGAGCCTTTATTCGAGCGTTTCGCGCGACCGGCCATAACGCGTATTTCTGGTTGATGGGGACAGTGGGGAGTTTCGAACCATACAAGTATACCGTGGGATCCGATTTTCGGATTTCGGCGCTGATCGACGGGAATTCCCTAACTTCGATGAGTGGGATTTTCAGCAATTACAATCTGGCGAAAACGAACATGAGTTCGATCGCGCCCGGCCACACGACATCAATGGAGGGCGCCTTTACCGGGATTGCGAACAAGGATGCGGTCTCGCTGACTGCGCTTTGGGCATTGTTGAACGCACAGGCCATTGTGCCGGACGTTTCCGCAGCGCACGGGATCGCTTATACGAACGTTGAGTTGGAGGCGGTCCGCCAGGATTGGAATCACTCGCCATATGTGTTGAGCAATTTCGTGGTGGGTGGTGTTACGAACGAGATCGTGGTGAAGCCGCTTGGATTGGAGGGGACCCAGAAGGCAGTTTTTTTGCTCAACCAGGATAGTTCTGCGCGCACGTTCACAGTGGCTTGCACAAATCTATCACTGGGCACGAACGTTGTGACGGTGCGGGACCTGGAGGCTTGTTCGCTGGCGGCATATGTCACGAACGGGAATTTTGTAATCTCCGTGCCAGCGACGACAGTTTACGCATACAAGATCACGCCTGGCAAAACTGCGTTGGGAGCGGGGAAGTATTTTCTTTCTGATCTGAATTGGACTGCAACGACGACGAACGGGTCTTTCGGTTTCCCATTCCAGAAGGATAAAGCGAGCAACGGGGATCCGTTGACGATAGGCGGGACCAATTACGCCAAGGGTCTCGGTCAGAACGCGGATGATTATGTAGAATATTTCATCGGTGGCGCGACTAGCTTCCATTGTGTGGCCGGAGTTCATGATGCTTATCGGGCGAGTAATCCAAATGTGCGGGTCCGGCTTTACGTTGATGATGTGGCGGTGCTCGACACTGGCACGCTGACTGTGAACGGGAGCAATCTTGGGACTAATATCAACCTGGACCTGACGGGCAAATCGCGCATTGGGATTTCGATCACTAATGCGGAGTCGAGCGGCAACGCCATTGTTGGGGATTCAGTGGACATAGCTGATGCGTACGTCACTTCCGTGAATGGGATCACGAATCTGCCGGTGCGTGTGCAGATGAGGATGAATGACATTTCCTACACGACGGCCGGTGTGACGGCGTTCACTGAACAGAGCGGATCGACGCCAACCCCAGTCTCGTTTGAGGGAAATTATCTGATGCTCACGATGGGGAACACGCCGCGGTTCGGGAGCTGGTTGCCAGTGTTTCCTGAGAAAATGACTGCGGTGCACACGTTCACCGTGCAGGCGACGAACACTCTCAATTTCACCAATAATTTCTACGCGGACATGGGCTCGGACGTGGCCTCAACACGACATTTCAACACTCTGCTGAATGTGCCTTGTTCGGTGACTAATGGGGTGAACTTTTTGCGGTTCACCAATTCATGGAACGCGAGCACGGATACGGCCCGATGGTTGTATTTGCAGTGGTTTTCGACGTCGAGCAATTCGGCGGCGAACATTTATGTTCTGGGGTGGGATGTAACGTATCAGTGAAAAGCTGAAATTAAGAAAGCAGAAAACAGAAGGTTGAAATCCCGATTCTGAACCCCGACATGGTCGGGATCTGCGATCGGGACTTCGCTTCGCTCAGGAGAAAAAATGAGTAAGACTAAGAATTACGAGAGCAATTTGGCAACGGTGATGGGGGGAACGCATTTGACCGTGGAGTTCCTCGACGGGAAAAGTGAGACGGTTAAGGTTTTGCAGTTGGCAGTGGAGAAGTATCCGCTGCTCGTGCAGTTAATCGGGGACGAGTCTTCGGCGCTGGATCTTTATTGCGGGAAGGAGGCGGGGTGGGCGAAGTCACTTTCGGTTAAGAGCCACACTGAGCTGATCGAAAAGGCGGAGGAGATTAACAAGGGTTTTTTCGAAGCCTGGCTTCGCAGGACGTCAGCGAGGCTGGATTTGACAAGGCCACTGGCCGAAAGAATCGCGGCGGCAACGCAGCGGTTATCGACCTCTGGGAGTTTGTCGCCGAAGCCGCCGTCCGGCTCGGTTTAACGTTGGAACAGGCTCGAGGGTATTCCATGGACCAGCTGGAACTTTTGCTGGCGGCGAGTGAAAGGATTCGGGCCAGGGATGCACAGCTGGCGCTGGATGTGGCGGCGAGCGGCGCCGCGGCGCCGTATGGAGCCGAGGCTTATAAGTCTCTGAGGAAATCCCTGGAGAGAGTGGGTTAAACAAATGAAGGCGGCCTTACTGGGAATCTGTTGCGTCGGGTTTGGGAACGTAGGCGGGGTCGATGTCCTTCAGAACGAGATCGATGACTGCGCGCTCACCTGGATCTGCCGGTACTTCTCGGGTGCGGAGAAGTGCCGGGATTGCGCTTGTTGCTTTCTCGCGAAACTTCCCAATGGCGACCTCAACCTCAAGCCGTGTGCTGGGCTGGGAATTTTCCAGCGTACGAACAAGCGCCGGAACCACGGTCTCGGGTTCCATCGCAAGATTGCCGAGAGCCATTGCTGCGTTTGCGCGCAACTCAGAATCGGGGACATTCAGTGTCCGCAGAAGGACCGGTACCGCGGGGAGTCCATTCGAACCAAGATTTTCGATGCGTCCCAGTGCCGATACAGCATGCTCGCGATTGGGCAGGCGGTCATCCGAGACTACTTCCAGGAGAGCCGGAAACGAGGGTATGCCAATATAGGCCAGAGCTATAGAGGCGTTCTGTGCTGTAGCCGGCTGAGAGGAATTCGTGAGCATGCCGATGAGTGCGGGGACCGCATTGCTTGCGGACGCTTGCAATGCACTAAAGGCAAGTGTTGCCTGGTTCGCCCGAAACTGCTGCCGCCAGAGCAGAGGCTTGAGGCGGTGGCAGTAGGGCAGGAATTCCACAGCGCTGATGATTCGATGGCGGAGCGGCGTTTCTTCGTAGTGCATCCATTTCAACAGGAACGGAATTGCGTTGGTTCCCAAGCTAGTGATTGCTTGTTGGTAATCGGCGGCGTAATCGGGGATCGCTATCCAAACGCTAAGCGGGAGGCCCTGATAGGTCGGCTCGGGGTGATGTCGGAGCGCCAATGTTACGACGGCAAGCACCGCCAGGCCAGCAAGAGCCAATATCATCCTTCGCCGCACGGAAGGAAGTGTGCCGTGATCGTGCAGGGAACGGAAGCGCGGAATCCCGACAGGTCGGGACTCGCTACGCTCGCAGGCTTTGGGAAAAGAACGAACCCGGAGTTACTGGGAATCTGTTGCATCGGGTTTGGGAACATAGGCGGGGTCGATGTCCTCCAGAACAAGGTCGATAAATGCGCGCTCACCTGGATCTGCTTCTACTTCTCGGGTGCGGAGAAGTGCCGGGATCGCGCACTTCGCCTTCTCGTGGAACGCCATAAGCGCGCATTCGACCTCATATCGCGTTTTGAAATCGGCGGAAACTTCAAGCGCCCGAACGAGAGCCGGGACCGAAATTTCAGGTTCCAGTGTAAGCCTTCCGAGCGCGACTATTACCTTCTCGGGGGAAACAAAACTCGGGCCGCCATTCAGTTCCCGCAGAAGGACCGGTACCGCGGGCAGTCCATTCGTACCAAGATTTTCGACGAGTCCCAGTGCAGTTACGGCAAGCTCGCGGTTGGGCAGGCGGTGGTCCGAGATTATTTCCACGAGAGCCGGAACAGAAGGTATGCCGATGTAAGACAGGGCTGTAGCGGCCTTCATTGCTGTAGCCTGGTGGGAGGAATTGGTGAGCATGCTGATGAGTGTGAGGACCGCGTTACTTGCGGAATCTTGCAACGCATAAAAGGCATATGCTGCCTGGTTCGCGCGTATGGACGGTCGTTCGAGCGTCGAACAGATGCGGGCGCTGTAGGGCAAGTTCCCAGCCGCGTCAATTATTCGACGTCGGAGCGGTGTTTCTTCGTAGCGCATCCAGTTCAACAGGAACGGAATTGCGTTGGTTCCAATGCTCGCGATTGCCTGCCCTGCTTTACGGTGATTAGGGGAGTGCGGGTATTCTGCTACCCAAACTCGAAGGGGAACCCCTTGGAAAGAGGGCTCCGGTCGGGGCCAGAACACTACGAAAATGGCAAGCACCGCCAGCCCTGCAGGAACCAAAGTCATCCGTCGCCGCACGGGAGGAAGTGTGCCGTGAGTGTGATGAGAACGGAAGCGCAGAATCCCTATCCCGACAGGTCGGGACTCGCTACGCTCGCGGGTTTTGGGAAAAGAACGAACCTGGAGTTACTGGGAGGGTTTCGCATCGGGGCCGGGAAAGTAGGCGGGGTCGATCTTGAACAGCGTGGAATCGATAGCCGATCGCTCACCTGGCTTTGCCTTATCGCGATTCCGGAGCAGAATAGGGATCGCGCACTTTGCGTCATCGTTAAAATTCGCAAGGGAAAATGTAGCGTACTGCCGAGTTCGGATATCAGGATCGTCGAGGATTCGCACAAGCGCGGGAACCACGGTTTGCGGTTCCAGAGCGATAATACCGAGGGCTTCAGCTGCAAAGCTGCGCGAGTTAGCATCAGAGGAGCTCAGTGTCCGCAGGAGGGCCGACACGGCTGGAAGCCCGTTTGTACCAAGATTTCGCATGTGTCCGAAGGCGTTGACGGCTGCTTCGCGCTCGGGCGTGCGGTCCTCCGAGATTACCTCGATGAGCGCCGGAACTGCGGGTGCGCCTATACAACCCAGGGCATCAGAGGCTCTCCACGCGGTCTCGAGTTCCGAGGAATTCCTGAGCATAAGGATGAGGACGGGGACCGCGTTGCTTGCAGACGTTCCCAGCGCTTCAAAAGCGTATGCTGCCTTATCCGCCCGAAAGTACGGTCGCAAGAGCATATGCTGAATCCGGTAAGAGAAGGGCAAAGCATCCATCGCACGCAGGCGGAGTGCTGTTTTTTCGAATCGAATCCATTTCAACAAGAATGGAATCGCGTTGGTTCCCATACTGGAGATCGCCTCTCGAGCCGGTTCATCGGCTGCGTTGTACCTGTCTACCCAGGCACTCAGCGGGAGACCTCCGTAGGAAGGCTCCGGGTTAGGCCTGAGGACAAAGGCTATAACGGCAAGCACCGCCAGCCCTGCGAGAACCAATGTTTTCCGTCGCTGCACTGGAGAAAGTGTGCCGTGACTGTGCCGGGAACGAAAGCGCGGAATCCCGACAGGTCGGGACTCGCTTCGCTTCCCGATTCTGAATCGGGACTCACTGCGTTCGCGCCGATAAACGAATTTTATGCCTAGCAACGGAATAGAACTCACCATACATGCCCAGACCGAGGAGGCTGCTGCCCGAATAAAGGAGTTTTTCTCTGGGGTTGGTGAGCACCTGAATGAGCTGTCCGGCGCGAGTGAATTTTTGTCCGAATGGGGCCAGAGGATCGCGGCGGCATTTACAATCGGAGCGATTGTCGATTTTACAAAGGAGGCGATTAACCTGGCTGAGGCAATGGGGAAGTTGCAGCAGCAGACTGGACTTTCCATCGAGACTTTGAATGGGCTGCAGCGTGCCGCCGGCGAACTGGGGGTTTCGTTTGACCAGGTGCATATTTCGATAGGGTTGTTTTCCGACCGTATCTATACGGCGGTGCGCCAGGGCGGGTTCGCTCTGAAGACGTTTCATGATCTGGGGGTGACATTGCTGGACGCGCGTGGCGCGATGCTTTCCACCGACGCTATTCTCAACGAGGTGGCGGATAAGTTCCACGCAATGGCTGACGGACCGCAGAAAGCTCAGGCTGCGACTGAGCTTTTCGGAAGGTCGGGACGCGAGCTGATTCCGATCCTGAACCAGGGTGCAGAGGGCATCGATGAGATGCGCATAAAATGGGGTGAATTCACTCCTGATGTAGTAAAGGCAACCGAGTTCAACCGGGCGTTCCGCGAATTGAGGGAGCAGTTTGAGGAGGTGGCGCGCACTCTGGCTCAAGAGTTACTGCCATCGTTGAAGGTGTTGGTGGATCTATTTCGTGAGGTGGCCGAGCATGGAACGGCGGTAAGGGCGATTCTTGCTGCGATTGGCCAGGGGTGCAAGGAGGCGACGCTGGGTGTGGTGGTGGCAAATGCTGCGATCAGCGCGTTCGCACAAAATGTCAGGGATGAGTTTTCGACGATCGGAACTATCCTGGTGAATTTGTGGAAGGATATTTCGACCACGATTTCAGCGTTTGTGGATCTTGCGCAGGGTGCTGCGGCCGCTGGGATCGTTATCTCGGAGGCTTTGAGCGGGAATGTGCTGAAGGCTGGCAAGGATTTGAAGACTTTGATCCAGGTGGCAGCGCAGGATATCCGGTCGATCGGCAAGGCTGTGGCGGATGCAACGGAGGGGACTTTATCACGCGCGGCGGATCTGACTGACAGGCAAACTGAGCGGTGGAAGAAGGCGATTGAGGAGGTGTCGAGCACTGTTTCCAAGTTATGGCCTGCCGTGCCGGCAGGGGCCAATGCGCCTGGCGGCGCGGGGACTGCGAGTCCTACCTCGACGGGTTTCGTGCCGCAGCAGAGTGACCAGGCGAAACAGTTAATTTTGGAGATCGATAAGCTTTATGCGGAGGCGACGCAGGGGCGAATTGCTTTGTTGGATCGCGAGGAGGCTGAGGTTAAGCGCCACGTCGAGGAAGAAATTATTGATGAAAAAACGAAGCAGGAGGAACTGCTAAAACTGGAAAAGGCTTACGAAATCAAGCGGAAGGAGATTCGGGACCAGACGGCTGCGGAGATCAATTCGATTGCGTTATCGCGGATTAATCATGAGAAGCAGTTGACGGCGTCGAATTCGGATTTAACGGACCCGCAGAAGCGTGAGCTGACGCTCCGTTTGCTGGAGCAGGAGAATGTTTTACTGCAGCGGAATGTGGAGCTTTACCGGCAGCGATCGACGGATGCGAGTTTAAGCCCGGAGGCGCGGCTGGAGGCGAGCCGGCAATTGGGTGATTCAACGAGCAAACTGCAGGCGACTCAGCAGGACCAGCGGTTGCTGGCTGAACTGGGGACGTTTTCGGGTGAGCTGAAGCGGATAATGGTCACCATCCAAAACGAATGGGATTCCTGGGCGAAGCAGTTGGCGGCCAGTCTCAAGAATGTTTTTGATTCATCGATTTCGACGATTTCCAAGAATTTGACGGATGTCATCAAGGGGACAAAGACCTGGGGGGACGCCTTGAAGGATATCGGGAACACAATTTTGACGACGGTGATCAATGCGATCGTCGAGATGGGTGTGAGGTGGATAGCGACACAAATTGCGATGGCTGTATTCGGCAAATCAATCGCTGCAGCCAGCACTGCCGCCCTGGTGCCGATCGCCGCTGCGCAGTCTGCAATCCTGGCCGAGCCTGCAGCGCTATCGGAAATCGCGAGTTACGGCGGAGCCAGCGCTGCAGCTCCTACGGGAATTGCGGCCGCTATCGCAGCGACGCAGGCGATTTCTGCCGGCAGCGCTGGATTTCTTTCTGCGAAGGCGGGCGGGTTTACTGGCTTGGGTGACCCCAACGAGGTGGCTGGCATAATGCATCGCGGGGAGTTTGTGTTTTCGGCGCCGGCTGTGGACCGGATTGGTGTGGCGAACCTCGAGTCACTGCATAGGGGCGCGAGTGTGCCGAGTGGGACGCCAAGAGGAAACGGAGGCTCAGGGGTAAATAACCATATCGCGATCGGGGTGATAAACGATCGCTCGGATGTGCCTGCCTGGGCGAGGAGCAATGTGGGAGAGAAGCATATCGTGGATTTGGTGCGGCGGAATTGGCACCGGATATCGAAATAAGACCACTGACCACTGACCACTGACAACCCCGACAAGATAACTAATGAGAATCAAGAGGCAGAACAGCGCACTGATAGTAGCCATTTGGCTAATGGCCTGCGCTGGCTCAGCGCTCGGGCAGATTGTGACGAACCCGACGTTGCCGGATTTGCCGCCGTTTGTGCCGGTGGTGACTTCGAATTCGATTGTGCTGAGGAGCAACAATTACCCGATTTACTCCTGGTCTCAGCTCACGAACTCGGCAGCCATCATTTGGAATTCGAACATGACGCTTTACGTGATTTGGACGAACAGTCTGAATTCGACTGCAGGGACGAATGTTTTGCTGGACCAGCCTGGGACTTTGAACACGAATTTTTGGAAGGAGGATACGCATCTGCATGTGCTGACAAATACCTTTGGGCCTTTGGTTTTTGGGGATGAGAGGACTTACTTCGGCAAGAGCCTGGTTAATTACATCGATGGGTTGGATGGAAGTTTCGACCTGTCCGGTGGTTTGTTCATTGGTGATGGGGCTGGGAATCTCTCGATTAACGGATCGTCGATTACGCTTTGGGCGGATGGACACGCGGTTTTTGGCGGGGCCATTACCGTGGGCGGCGGGGCGGCCATGCAGCAAATTCTGAGCGCGACTGCGACGCTTGATTTTCCTTCGACGGGAGCAGGAGGGAGCAGTGACCTAACCGTGACGGTGACAGGTGCGGCCGTGGGGGATTGCGTCTGGCTGGGTGTGCCGAATGGCTCCGTGCCGGCTGGGGGGACGTTCTTTGGTTGGGTGAGCGCGAGCGACACGGTGAGCGTGAGATTCGCGAATAACTCTGGCGGAGCGCTGGATCCTAGTTCCGGGACATTCAGGGTGAGCGTGGCGAGGTTTTAATGCTGGCGACCGTTTACAATTCGCAGAACGTTTACCTGCTGGACCTGGCGCCGGAGTGGGGAGCCGGAGTTAAAGCACGCATTGACCTGGTCAGTGATTTTTCGACGGGGCTTACAAATCGCGAGGGTCGGCGGCCGTTTGCGAAGAGCCTCAGGTTTTCGAGCGTGGCGTTTACGATTTTGGTTCAAGGGAAGGATGCGCGGCGAGTTTATGGGTCGTTTCGAAATTACCAGACGCAGCCTGTGCTTTGTCCGTTGTGGCCGGCACAGGTTAATTGGAGCGATCGTGGCACGGCGACGATAACCGGGGCGTTGAATTTGGTGTTTCGCCCTGGGGGCCAGAGCCTGGCCGGGCCAGGGGCTATATGGGAGATATACGAAGGCGCCGGGCCGGTTTCGTTTGTGCCTGTGGCTTCTGACCAGGTGGTGCCGTTGATGTGGGGCCGCATCGAGAAACGCTCGATTGAATGGCTGGACGCTCAGACGATCCAAGTGGCAATCGATTTCACGGAGGGTGGGCCGGCGAGTTATCAGATTACTCCTCAACCCCCAGTGCCTGGGTGGGCCACGGGGCCGAGGCCTAGTGACGCTTATAGCACATTGCCGGATGTGCTGCCGTTCTCAATGGATTGGGATACGGTGACAAACGATTTCACGACGGTGATTCGGCGGGAGCCGATCGGGTTCGGTCGCGCGCCAGCTGAGACGCTTTATCCGCAAGCTGTGGCGCGTGAGCAGCAGATGGCGTATTCGGTCCTGAGCCAGGACAGGCCATCGGCCGGCATCGGGCTGCATTGAGGTTTTTCTGGGACCACGGCGCCGGGGCGGCGTTCTGGGCTTCGAATTGGGTGAGCGCGACGGTTCTTTCTGCTGATGTGGGGGCGATCGATACGACGGTGTCGGTGTCGGATACGGGGGCGATTCAGGCTGGTGATTGGCTTGGGTTCGCACCTGTGCCAGGTGTGGCCATTGCGGGCGGAGCCCGAATCCTTGGGATAGCAGGGGCCGGGCCTTATGTTTTGACATTGGATGAGGCGCTCGGGTCGGCGATGCCGGCGGACAGGACCTTAGTTTCGCATTTGCTTTTATGCCGGTGGCAGGAGCCGAGGTTGGAGATCGCGTGGTTCAATCCGGATTTTGCGCAGATGCGTCTGCCGCTACGGGAGCTTTCGCAGGAATACAATATAGCCGGGGATGAGACTTTGGCGGTGACGCAGGGGCTGTTGCCGACGCGGGTTTATCTTTATGAATTTTCGCGTGTGCTGAATGGGGCGACGTTTTATGAGCGTTACACTTCGTTCGAGCAGGACCTGACGCTGGGGCCGGTGTGGTCGGCCGCGAAAATCTCTCATGCTGACATCAAGCAGGGTCTGAGCCTGGAGCGTGACGAGGTGGATGTAGTGGCGGACGTAATCCCTGGCAGCGTGATGGTGCTGCTGGCGACCATGCAAAGCGAGGCGACTGTGACGCTAAAGATCACCCAGGGCGACACGGTGGACGGTGTGAACGTGATTAATTCGGCGGTGATCTTTACGGGTGAGGTGGTGTCAGCGGCCGTGACGGGGTCCAGAATTACTTGCAAGGTGGTACCGGGCGGGAGTTTGTACGATCGGCTGGTGCCGAGGTTTTATTTTCAGCGGCACTGCAACCATGCGTTGTTCTCGCCGGGCTGTGGATTGGTGAAGGCGGATTGGAAGTTCACGGCGACGATTAGCGACCCTGGATCGGTTGGTTATCCTTTTACTTTTGCGCTGGCTGGGCTGGCGCGTGTGTCGGGGCCTGGTCCTACTTATTTCGCGGACTGGTTCGCCGGCGGATGGATGGAACTGGGCGCCGGCGCTAATTGGCAGAGGCGCGCGATTCTGCTGAGCTCGATGCCGGTGGCCGGGGCGATGACTGTAACGCTGGACCGGGATCCGAGGCCGTTCCCTGGCATTGGTGATGCAGTGGTGCTGTATCCGGGCTGCGACCTGACGAAGGAGATGTGCTCGGCTTATGACGCGGTGAACAATCCGGGCGGGAAGTTCGATAACTATTTGAATTTTGGCGGGCACCCATATATCCCGATCGCCAATCCAATAATTATTGCGGCGAGCGCGGGCAACTCCAAGAAATAGAAGGGCGGGCACTGTGCAAGTTAGATCATGGTTTGATTCAGACGAGAAGCGGGCATTACTGACGTTTAAGGCGATGAGATGGATGGGAACTCCCTTCCAGGCAAATTCAAACACCCCAGGTGAGTCGGGAGGAGTAAGCTGCCAAAAGCTCGTCGCGGCGATTTACAAGGACGTGGGATTTGCGGATGTGCAGGCGCCGGATGCTCCAATGTCCCACGCGAAGTTTTCGAACGAGAGCTTGCTCGAACCGTTCATGGATGCGAGGCCGGAGTTTGCGCGGATGCCACTCCATACCGCGTTGCAGGATGGCGATATGCTGGGATTTCGGCTTGGGAAAATTATTCATCATTCGGGAATTTTGATGTGGCCGCACGGCGGTTTCATCCATGTGATTTATGGATCGAAGGTGCAGTTATCCTATATCACCGATGCGACGTGGTTGAGCCGGCTGGCGGCGATTTGGAGGCCGATCTACTCATGAGCGACAAAACCATCTTCCACTTGTTGAAACCGAAAGAGTTTCACGTGTGGTGTCGCCCGAAGAAGGAGGTTGGGGAGTTGAACGTGACCAATCAGCCATCAAAATGCAATTGCGCGAATTGCCTCACACAGCTTCGCGGCCACACCAAGGGAAATTGGAAGCAATTCAGGGTGAAACATACGAACGGGAGAAATACTAACGCCCGCTGAGAAAAGAAAATGACCCCCCATCAACCACGACTGCCTGATACTACGCCAGACCTGGCGAATTTGTCTGAGGCGGAGCTTTCTTCGAATCAGGAGGCGCGTGTTGTTCCCTGGATTGCCGGTGAGCGGAAGGTGGCAGTGACGTGGATCACGCCAATCGAGAATGCGTTTTCGAAGAAGTTACCTCGGCCGCCTAATGGAATTGAGGATGCTTTTTCGGTGGCGATGTGGTTCGACGTTGGGGCCGCGACGCTGTTCGGGTTCGATTCGCTAATTAAGGATGCGACGCAGCCCAAGACCAAATTTTGGTATGGGAGTGTGGCGGGCATTGCATGCTGCGGGCCGGCGGATGAGATCGTGGGCTTGCTGGTAAACGGCAAGACTGTTTGGCCAGGCACGAAGGTTTGGAACGATGCGATTATCGATTTGCCGACTGTGCAGCGGAAACGGCAATCGAACGAGGCGAGGCTTTTCTTCGCGAGCGCGGTGGGGATAACTCACGCTTCGAAGATCATCGCAAGCGGGCTGAGCGATGCTTCATTCGATGAGGCTGCGCCTGTGGCCGTGACCTCGCATTCCGATGTGATGGTGGGTTATGGAAATGTTGGGCCGGACGTGGGTGTGCCTACCAAGATCGATGACGTGGGGGGCAGGCTGTCAAAGGTCGACCATTACCTGGTCAATGATATCGTGCGGGATGGATCGGCTGTGTGGCGGTGTATCCTGGCGCATGATGCGATGCCGGTGACCAGGCCGCCGAACGCGACATACTGGGTGCCTTATTCGGTGCAGCGGGCGAGCTCGCCGAATCCTTATCCTTTTACGGTGGTCGGTTTCGGCCAGGCGTATCTCTATTGGGGGACTAGCAATCAGACTTTGGACGCAACGGGCGAGGCAATTTTGACGCAGCTCGGGCATCCGGCTTATCGGAACCAAGTGGTGTTAGTGCTCAAGGATTTTCTGTTTGGATCTTCGAGGTCATCGGCGCCATCGATTGAGTTGGTGCTTCGAAGGAAGCCGAACCAGGCGGTGATTGCGGGAGGGTCGTCGGGTTTGGATGCGGATTATCAGGCGAACGGGCTGGCGATCGTGGCTGATATGATGGCGCATCCGGTGTTCGGCCTGGGGCAGTCGAGCGCGTTGCTGGACGCTGCCAGTTGGCAAGCTATCGCTGATGTGATGGCGGCCGCCGCCTCGCAGGTATATGTGTCGCCGTTTATCGACAAGGCTGTTGCGTTTCGGACGTGGCTTGCGGAGATGATGCTCTATCACGATGGCTGGCTGCGTTACAACGCGGCCGGGCTGATCGAGGCGGGCAAGTTTAGTCACGATGAGGCTCCGCCGGCATTCACGCCGGCGACGACAATCGATTATCACGATTGCATCGAGGAGATTGCTTTTGAGTCGCAGGGATATGCAGCGACCTTCAATTCGACGGTGGTGAAGTTTAAGGATCGGTTGCGGGCTTTTAATGACGCTGGGGTGAGTTACGAGAGCGGGTTCAATCGGGAACTGGTCGGTGAGCCTAGGCAGTCTTCGCTCGACCGATTGAGCATCACGCGGGAGAGCCAGGCGATCGCCCATGCGGCTGAATGGGGCAAGGTTTTCGCGACGCCATCGTTGACCGGGACTTTGGTGGTGCGAGCAGAAAAGGCTGCTGGGATTAAGCAAGGAGATTTGTTCCTGCTGACGCATGACGCTGTGCAGATGTCAGTGGTTTGCAGATGTATCGATAAGACTTTGGCAGCGCCGCCGGCAGGTCGTGTGAGCATTCAATTCGAGAGCGAGCGCGGGATTGCGCCTGTGCCTTATGTGCCGACGCCGAATGGGCCTGGAGGGACGATTTTGCCGCCGCCTGGGAAGGTGACGCTTTATCAGCTTTGGCAGCCGCCTCCGTCGCTGGTCGGAGTTGGCGATTTCAGGATTTCATTGCTGACGGCGAGGACGAGCGCGCAGGCGCATGGTGTAAACCTATGGTTCAAGCTGGCTGATGGTGGGTCGTTTTTCGAGGTTGGTCAGGTGCTGCATTTCGCGGTGACTGGGACGTTGGCTGCCGATTACGCGGGCAACCCTGGGACGATGGGGATTTTGACCAGGAATCGAATTGGTCAGACTGCTTATATGCGGGCGGACAATCCGACGTTGACCTGGAATTATGCGCAGCCTGCTGTGGTGAGCGGCGTGGGTGGAGTGGGCAATTTGTATGATGGTGATGTTTTCGTTTATGGGATTCCGACCGATCCAGGGGTGTTCCTTTATCACTCACAGGGGCCAGCTGAAGGGACGGTTGCTGCGAATCCTGGCGCGACGATTACGCCAAGCGACCCTTATTCGACCGATGATGATTCAGAGTCGCTGCAGCTCAACTTGAATGAGCTCACATTGCCGGCGGATTTGGCGAGCATTTCGGAGACTCAAACTGCGGATTCGATTAACGACGACCAGTTGCTCCTGATTATATTCACAGCGGCGGACCGGACGCAGTTTGAGATTATGACGGTGAAGAATCTGCGACTGGATTCTGGGGTTTATAAATTCAAGGTGCGGCGTGGGAGGTTTTGGACATTGAAGAGGACGTTTCATGCCGGTGACTTGGCGTGGATTATCCATCGGCGGGATATCGTGACCGCGACTCATGCGCAGTTTGCGAGTTACGCGGCGAGCGGTGCCGCGGCGACGTTCCGACTGCAGGCGTTCACGGTGAGTGACCAGGCGGACCTAAGTGACACGACGATTTGTCCGGATGTGGCGTTTAATTTCACTGATCCTTATGCGCCGCAAATATCGTGGCCTTTGCTGCAGTCGCGCGGAACGAGTAATCGGCCACCGGCGCAATGGCCGCCGACTTATAGTGATGATTTCGCGGATTTGGGCGGCGCGGCCACTGTGGGTGTGTTCGATCAGTTCAAGTTCAAGATGACTGTGTCGAGCCCTGACGCGTTGGTGCAGGCGCTGAATTTGATTGCGCGATACGACGACGGGACTGAAGTGTTGCTATTGGGCAAGATATTCGCACCGAGCAAAACCGCTCAGGCGACGGCGATATTCGTCAATTATGGGGTGGCGCCGATGCAGTTTCCGGGATATGGGCCACCGACATTCATTGCGGTGATTAAGGATACAAATAACCGGACGACTGAACATGTGGTGCCGGTTGTGTTTACCTGGAGCACGCCGATTTAGGAGCGTCGCAGCGGTAATGCCGCGAGGCGGCAGTTGGGCTGCATTTAAAGAGCACCACAAACGTTACTGCTGTGAACGGGTGAGAGTTAGACTCCCATTCGTCGCTGCTCAAGCCACCAGCAGGGGAGCTCGGCAAGGGCGGTCACAAGCCGGCTGAAACTTGGGCTGTTTTGTACCATCTTTTCGGGTCTCGCCGCTTGCAGCCAAGCGACGCCATCTATGGTTTCGACATAAATGCGTGCTCGGCCCAAAGCTTCTCGAATTCGAGACTTTCCATTCTCTCCTTCAAAGCTCGGACGAGCAGTTTCATTCTGGATGGCAGCCGATTTTGTGAACATTTCATAGTCGGCCAGTATCCAGTTCTCAACTTGCCTGTCAGCGACCGCGATTACTAAACGAACCTGGATCATCTCTTTTTCCAATAGCTTAAAGAGCTTAGCCTCAATTTGTTCGCAAGTTTGGGTTCGCCCTTCCCGATCGAAGACGACCACGATTGGAGAGAATCTTTTATGGATCAAACGTCCTAAACTCTCAACGCGTTCAGCGATCGCCTCTAGGCTCACGTCTTTGCCGTTGCAGTTTATTTTTCGGACTGGAGATCCGGGACAAATCTTCTGTAGGAATTTTTGCTCTAAATCGCCTTCAACTAAATAAGCAGGTTTATTCATCGTGTAATGCTCCCGCGATATAGTAGTACCCCAGTCCAAAACCGGTCTTCTCAATTTCGTCGGAGAGCTCGTGCTCGTTCTTGCAGCGAAGGCCATGACTTTTCCCGTCTTTAAGAGAAACGACAATTATCTCAGACGGTTGACAATGGTTCAAAAGCGTTTCGCTGTGTGTGGTCATCAACGTGCAACTTTGTTTATTTCCAATGAACAGGACGTCTCGCATGATCGTCACGAACTGGCCTTGCATTGTTGGATGCAAATAGTTCTCCGGCTCCTCAATTGAGAAAACTGATGGGGCGCTGAGGGCTGCGGTAAGCAGCGTAAGCCATTTGAGTGTCCCATCACTCATCAACGAAAGTGGGACGCTGGCAGTATAATCACCGTTCTTGATTTTGAATGTGACACGTAGCTGGTTGTTAAACGGGTCGTTAGTGACCTCGATGTCATCAATAGCGTTATTGGCTAACCTAAAATAATCCTTAAGCGATTCAAGCGAAGGCTTCTTCTGCGGCGCAATCTTCGACGTGGAGGACGAACCCCAGAGTTTCTGTTCGAATGCGGTATTGCGGTGTCGCAGCGAGTAAAGTGTTGATGACAACCCAGACCCATCGCTCGCAATTCCTGGGGGTTTGGCGCTGTCCTCCGGAATTTTCACGCGGGATGGAATTATGTTGTAAGTTTGCCCGCCTGCCAAATCCAAGGACAGGACCGACAAGGCGCCACTAAATCGTCCCAAAAATGAAGGGATCGCCATATGTGGGGAGTAGGCGCGAGAAACGAAGTCCTGAGCCTGTTTTATTGCAGCTTTTCCGGCACCCCTGAAAAACGGTATCAAATCAGCAAATGCGGATGTTGAACGCCGAATATTGGTCGCGATAGACATGTCATTCTCCAAACGAATTTCCATGTCGAAAGCCCAGTCTTTCCCTGCCTGCTCGAACTCAGCCGCGGGGACGAATTTGGGCACCTCCTTAAAACGAAACTGCTGCGTGGCGAATTCGACAGACTCATTCGAAAACAGCAAGCGGAAAGAATATTCATAGAGGGCATAGATATCTCTCGATGTATCTCGCGGTCTGCGACTGAAGTAAGCCTCGCGGTCGCCAGGGAGAAGGTAGCATCCTCTCACCGACGCAGTGATGTGTGATTCATATGAATCCTTCAAGCGCCGGAAAACGGCGCCAGCTCCGCCAAGATGGCTAGTTGCGTCCGACGGCCCCTTATCAACGAGGTGCGCCAGAAATTCGAAAAACGAGATAATGTTCGTTTTACCCGAGCCGTTTGGCCCGACAAGGATGTTGAGCCCCGGATTTAACTCCAAACGGAATTGGGAGAGCGTTTTAAAACCGTCGACTTCAATTGAGGTTATCATGCGGAAATGGTGTCCCTTGTTTCTCTAATTCAGAACCCTTCGTAAAGTTCTTTCGAAAACGAGCTTCGTGGAGTGGCTAGCATTGTGCGGACCAGAATGGGGATGAACCGTAACCGCGAAAAAGGAATTGACCCTTTTCAACCTTTCTTTACACCCATTTCAATCTTTTCTCACGGTTACACCGCACCCGACCAGATCCGATTAAATCCGACCCCCCAACTTTTCCCGCATGCGTCGGGCAGCCCTGGTAGCCTGCACTCCAATGTGGTGCGTGGCCAGTAGTCCCGTGGTCAACGTTGACTGCGCCACGCCCATCTCAGCTTCAATCGGACTTTAGCCGTTTAACTAAGGCGCGCGACCGGCCCGAGGCGGGGTGTGGTAAGGTTGGGAGGCTTGATAAAGTTCAAGGAGTTCGGTGTTGCGTTGTGCAACTTCCTTGAGCCCGGCCGTGGTGGCGAGTTTTCGCGCCTTTTCTGCCGCGGCAATTGCATCCTGAAAGCGGCCCGCTTCGGCATAGGCTGCTGCGAGCGTACCAACAAAAACGGGCATACTGTCCTTCGCCTGCTCACATGCCTGCTCCGCCAGGCGAACGGCTTCCGGGCCATTCCGAAGACTCGGCTCGGAGCACGTGGCTAACAGCCAGGCGAGATTGTTCAGCGCCTCGCTGGAATCTGCTTCGAGACGCACGGCATCGCGGTACTCCTCAATGGCCTCCCCCGGGCGGTTGAGAGCGCCCAATAAGGCTGCCAGGCTGCACTTCACAGCAACCTGGCGGGGATCAATCTTTAACGACTCGCGATACTGCGCAACAGCCGCCTCAAGCTTTCCTTGTCCTGCGAGTGCCAGCGCAAACCCATTCCTGCCCTCAAGGTCCTTTGGGTCCGCTGCTACAGCCTTTGCGTAATGAGCTGCCGCTTCGTCTGTCTTACCCGCCGCAGCCTGCGCCGCTGCCAGCCCGCGCAAAGCAGGCGCCCACCCGGGTTTCGAATCCAATACCAGTCGATACATGGCCTC